CATGAATTTTGACTAAATGAAATTTTTCAATGATATCAAAGTTCCTCATTGAGATTGGCTGAGTTCCGTTTGTTTGAAAACACAAAGTAAGATTCTGTTTAGCATTAGGAACATTACTAGCCAGCCAGGCTGCCACATCCCAATATGCTTGTCCTAGTAGTGTTTCACCTCCTGCAAACACAAGCATGCGCAAATTAGACAAATCTAACAACTTTAATTGTGCAATCACTTGCTCTTTATCAGTCGGTGATGATATTGGAGTCAACCATTTGGTATGTTTTTTTAAATGCTTTTGCCAAAGTGTACTACTGCCAGGGCCACAAGTTCGACATGCTAAATTACAACTGAGGTCAAACATTAGATCAATTCTAACTGGTCCTGACAGGGTGTGTTGCCCATTTAATTTTAATCCTTGATTCATGCCTATACGCATGCTTAGTAAGTTAGATTGTTCAAGTTGCTGACAATTGCTACATTTATCATCCCATATGCTCTGTTGATTCGTCTGTCTTAGATCCAATAAAACTTGTTGTTGCCATAAATTTATTGATTTGTCCACTGGGCTGGCTTTACCGTGAAGACAGCATGATTGTACGTGTAGTAGGCCAGACTTGAAATTTAAATTCAACCCTCCGTGAATCATTGAACAGTAAACATCTTTATCAATCATGATGTTTTGATTTTGCCTAGCAATTGCTTGAGCTTGGCGCTTTGCACATCAGCTGTGACCTTGGGTGCTTCTAACTCAAAACCTTCTTTGGCTTGTGGTCGGTCCCAAGGCACAGACTTAGCGTCGTCGGCCGAGGCAGCATTAACTTGGCTTTTTGCTTTGATCGAGTCCATGATACTTGTGCTGGGCTTTTTGCTAAACCCATTTTCGTTGTCATCCCCGCCTTCATCAGTAATACGCATGGTTTCAATATTGTACTCCAAATCAATCTTTTGACCAACGCCGGTCGAGCTTCGAGACTTCATACACTGGATCTGATACTTGCCACGCTCTTTCATTGCACGGCTTGTGAAGATACCAAACACATTATCTGCTGTGTTAATTTTAGAGATACCACCTGATATGTGTGAGTGGTCAAATTCAATTTCTTCCACAGCACTACGATTCAGCTGTGACGCTGTGACCATTAAGATACCTAGTTCTTTGGCCAAGTTACGCAGTTCCTCTGAAACATACTTGTCTTTCACAAACAAGTCATTGGGGCTGACTTTGGCACTAACAGGCATCAGCAAGTCCAAGTAGTCAATCATCACAAAGTCCACTTTTTTACCTGTTTGAATTTGATACTCTTTCAAATAAGCACGGATGTCATTGATGTTTGATTGTGCTGGCAAGCCTTTTACTTGGTAGTTGCCGGATTTTTTTGCTACCAGCTTGACCTTGAGTTCTGTGATGTCTATGTCCTTGCGAATGTCCTTGGTGCTCATGTTGGTTAGCATGGCATCAGTACGCAAACTGGTTAGTTCTTCTGAAAGTTCTAGTGTGATGTACACACCTGAGAGTCCTTGCTGTAGCCAGTTCAATGCAATGTTCATCATCACAAGTGATTTGCCTGAGCCCGAGCCGCCTGCAAAGATGTTCAGCTCGCCACGACTGAACCCACCATACAACAGTCTGTCCAGTTGCGGCCAACCTGTTGAGACCTGTCCACCCGAGTTAAAGTATTTTTCAATGCGAGCCTTAGGATCAGCAAAGTAATCCGTGCCCATGTCTTTAGTGAGTGATATCTGTACTGCATCTTTGATCAGCTTTTCAACCGGATCATATTCACCTTTTTCCAACAAGTCTGCGGCTTTTAAAATAGCTCGCTCTAGTTCCTGTCGACGAGTAAATGCTTCAAATTCGCCCATGAACCAGTCAAAGTGTCCTTCATTCAAGTCTGGCACTGATTGCAATTTAACGCCAGTGGTGGCTGAGATTTGAGTGCGGTCTGGCAAGGTCTTGTGCTTGTCCGAGTGTTCTTTGATGAACTCAGCCGCAGGTCTCAAACTCTTGTCAAAGTTTTGGGGATTGTAGATGTTTTGAACACGCACATAGCTCTGTGCGTCCTCCAACATCATTTCTAGAAATAAACGTTGGACATCAAGTCCGTATTCTTTTAACAAGTTGTTTCTTCCTTAGTTCTATTTTGATTCGACTGGTTTCTCTGGCTGCCATAATAGTTAGCAAGGCTCCCACACGCCCTAGCGCAATCACAGCATCATTGACATCTTTGCAGCCTTCTGGCCAGTCAGGTATACTTACCGCCCATCCCAGTTCCACGGCACGATCTATCAGTTCCAAGCCTGCCGAGTCTTGGTCAGGCACCACAGTTACATCTCGGTCCAAGTTGCGTATCAGTCTAGCTTGTGCGTCACTGATAGTATTGTGCATGACAGCCAGGCCACCAATTGACAGTGCATCAAATATGCCTTCTGTGACTATGACATTGGTCCAGTTGTTGTGTTGTAAATCTGTGCCAAACACATAGCCTGGCTGACTGTCTGAAATGAACTTGGGTTGCTTGTTGTCTAAGAACCTGCAGGTGTATCCTACAATTTTGTTATCGTATGTGAATGGTATGACCACATGAGGGCGTGTCCAATGAACACCATCATTTTTTATCTGCACCATGATAGGAAAATCTTCAGGCACACGTCTATCACGCACATAATCCCAGTATTGCCTGTGACCTGGCGTTAGCAATTCAGCATATGGTGGCAAGTCTCGTTCTTCAAATGTAATGCCAGCCAGTTGATTCCACGCCTGTTGTCGATCTTCAAGTATGCCATGTATGCTACGATGACGCAGGCTTTCTAAATTGAGCATTTCAATTTCGATGTCTGGCACACCCATCCACGTCAGCAGTCTGCGAGCTTTCACGCTGAGTGTACGTCCCATGATAAAACTAGCCGTGTATGAACAATTAAAACAGTGATAGCTCCATCCTGCTTCGGTGGCCTTGAGTCCGCCGCGCCCTCTAGTGTCTCGTGTGCTGCCATTGTGCTGACAACAAACTGCATTGAAACTCAACCAACCTGATGGTGTGGGTTTCTTTTTTGCAGGTAGATAAGCAAGGACGTCAAGCATTGCTACATTGTAGCAGAGTCTATGGTAGAAATCAACTTGTTGGCCACCAAAACATGCCCATGTTCATTGGGATGGCCGCCGGGCATGATCATTTCCCTACGCTGATTGCCAGGCATGTCTCTAAACCACATTGTGGTTGAAAATCCTGGCCAGATTATGGTAGGTAAATCCATGCTGACATCTGCAGGCATGATGTGAAATTGCATAAGTGGTATGTTCTTACGACCAGCAACACCATCAAAAAATAGCACAGTCTGTTGGTAGTTGAGCCTGGCCAATTCTGAACAGTTGGTCAGTACCAGTTGCCGTTTGATCATGTCTCTAAATGGTTCAGGTACCACACTGGATCCATATTCAACCCAGGTGCTGTGTATGAATTTGTTCCACGGCGGATCGTTGCCAAAACTCACATGATTGGGGTTGTAATGAGTCAGGCGATCAGAGTCAGTGTGTCCAACTAACACCAGGCATTCTTCAGGATTTGGTTCGTGGTCCAGCCACCAAAGAAAAGTCCAAATAGAACTTTGCATTGATCCACCAGGCACGCCAAAGTTTTCTACAGGCACACTATAGTGTTTGCCCAGGAGTCCCAAGAAGTTGTGTGTGTTTCTGTATGGATCGTTTTGATGCCAACAGGTGTGTGCATCCTTATGCTGACGACTCAGCTCAGGATCCAGTAACTCATCTCCGTACATCCATGAGTCACCAAACCCCACAATTTTTTTAAATTTCATCTATAAATTATATTGGTAATAGCACCAGTTGAAATGGTAACTGATGCAGGAGTATTGGGTGTTGCAGGCCCTGGCGTGTATCCTTGACCGCCATCAATAACATTTATGGCAGACACTTGGCCACCAGTAATTTCTGCTTCTGCAACTGCTCCGGCACCTAGTCCAATAATGGTTACTTTGGGAGGAGCCAAATATCCCGAACCAGAGTTGAGGATGGTAATACCAGTTACCACACCATTGGCTGCTTGAGCGTTTGCAGTGGCTGGTGACACAATGGTTGCACCTGAATAGCTGTCAATGGCCAGTCGTAACAATGGATGATATCCCACTACATTGATATACTCTGATCCAGTTTTGTTGTAGTAAATGTTCAAGTTGCCCACATCATACCATAGTGCTTCGTAGTTTTCAGCTGCCTGAGCTTTGACATTGCCTGTAAAATGATCCATGGTCAGCTGAAATGTGGTCAGGCTAGAACCATTGGTTGGAACTTGGCTGGTATAGCGTTGAGGATTGGGATTTACGTTTCCTGCTGTTGGCGGATTTAGCGCCCAGTCAGGGTAGTTTCCTGCATTTACAGGATTCATATAAATTTCAGGACCGTATATTGTGGGAATGGTCACAGTCTGACTGGGCACAAACTCCGGCAGCACTGAATCTTGTATACTGACGTCTGCACGAGCTTGTGCTTGTGCATCCACAAATACTGCTTCGTTAAGATTGCCAGACGTGCGATCTATACTGTAGCTGGCTTCTTGAGTGGGAAATTCTGTTGTTTCAGCAGCAGTCAATGTAACTTTGGCACGTCCAAATGGCGCACTAAGGATAACCATTTCTTTGCTGATTAGTTGCACATCGCCTTCGAGATTGATCAGTCTGAATACAAAAGTGCTGCCAGTAATATTTACTGGCTTTTGATCTTGATTTACAAACTCAAACAGGATCACATTGTCGACACCCTTGTTGATTGTTAGTTTTTTTGCGTACACTGGATCCCACCTCCGGTCAAAGTACGCACCACTGGTGTCAATTAATAAAACTCGCTGGATTTGTTGATAGATATAAACAGTGGTTGCATACATTAATGTATTTAGTATTAGATATATCGGTTAAGTCTGCGTTATAAATAACCCGAATACAAAACATGTCCCAAAATCTATTTAATAAACTAGCAGACAAATATCCGTTTATAACTCTATGCATTTATGCAAATGACGAATATGTTGGTATCGTGCAAAACAGAGACGAAGTTATCACCACTATCTATGATTTTGGAGTCATAAAGGATCAATCACAAAAGCTCAAATATATAGAGCTTGCCAGCACCTGGTGGTGGGAAAGCAATCGAAGCATTCCAATTAATATATTTTTGCGAGACGAGTGGAAAGAATTTCGTGCCACTTTGCGCACATTTGCCAACAAAGATTTAGAAATTGTTCATGGGCCAATATGCAGCCTGAACGACATTTTTCGCAAGAAAACCAAACGAAAATCAATCACACTTGTGCGGCGTCTTGATTGAACTGTGAATGTGTGCGTTCTAACTGCTGCATTGCAGTTTCAAATATTTTAAATTCTTGATCAAACAATGGACCCAAGTTCATAAAACGAGCACGATTATGCAGTCCAATTTGCTCTAATTCCGCCCGATGCTTGTGCCAATCAAACTGCCCTAGACTTTGGACCAGAT